GTGTATTGACAAGGATAGCCTTAAACCATTGGAAGAAACTGTAACCATGGATCAAGTTACTACTAATGAAATTTTACAAGTTGCTTTTAATATTAAAGACGACCAGTTACTATCTGCATCACGTGGGAATGTTGGTAAACAGGTTTCAGATATTATGAACGGTTTAGATGATTGGCAACGTAGCCACAATGTAAAAATTAGTAAAGGAAAGCGTGGACGTGGATATAAAAGAAAGTGAGACATGAGACATGTTTGAGACATGACATGTATCACCCTAGGTTCTAGTTATATCAAGGCTTACAGCAATAGTGAGACATGAGACATGTAAATACAAGAGTTTAAAAAATAATACTTATAACCAAAAGTTTCAATATTATTTTGAGTTTTGAAACACACATGTCTCATGTCTCAAATAAATAATAATTCGCTGTAACCTATGTGGCACAACGGTTACGTAACCGATACATGTTTGAGACATCATGTCTCACATGTCTCACTTAATAAACAATAGGAGATAGCAATGTGAAAAGAATAGATCAAAGAAATAAATTACCCCCATACCCACTTGTGGGTACGAAATAGGTAACTGGCTAGGAAACTAATTGCCCTGATATGACAGTGTACTGGTGAACACCTAAAGTACCGTTTTGGTATCTCAGCACAAAATTGCGTCCAGTAAATAACTCATGCCATATTACTAGCACAGCCGAAAATTCGGTTCAGTACAATGTGGGTCAATCTAATTGACTGACTTAAATAAGTAATTAAAACATATCTTTCAAAAGGATATGAATTGATGATTTATGTTTTGCCATAAGTGGCAGGAATGAACTAGGCTTGCGCAACAATACGCAGACCCTAAACAGGTAATTTCAAATGACCTGTTTATAAATTATAAATTTGCTATTGTTCAGAGCAATAGCAAAACAAGAATGGAGAAGAAATACTAATGAAGACATTAAAATATTTTAATGGTAATGAAGTAGTAACAATGAAACAAGGGGAAAACTTTAAGGACTTAGAGTTTATCGGTGATGATTTAATTCGGTTAACAGTAGATGATGGTGACAGAATCTTAATCAAGTCTAGTTATATTGAGATTGAAAACGTTGGATCTTATCTTACTGATGAAGATGTTATGAGTGATGAGCTTGGTTTCGGCGATTAATCATGGCTAAACCAAAGAAGTTTTGTGCTAAAGCAGGTTGCAATACTTTGATTGATTTCGATAAAACTTATTGCGATAAACATAAAAGTAAATATCAATGGAGAAAGTCATACGAAGGAAAGTATTTACAGTTTTATCATTCAAAAGAATGGAAAACACAAAGTAAATTGTTCTTATTACAAAATTCGCTTTGTGTGAAGTGTTTAGCTGATGGTGTAGTGAGGAAAGCTGATGTTGTTGACCATATTGAGCCATTGAAAGACAACTGGAGTAAACGACTAGATTGGAATAATTGGCAACCCCTATGTACCTATCATCACTCGATTAAAAGTAGAGCAGAGCAGTATTCAAAACCCCGACACAACTAACCCCCCTATGATTTTATATGCCAGATGAACGCACACAACTTTTCTGTACACAAAAATTTAAATAAAAAACGGCATTATAAGGCGATTTAAGCCATATTTTGTAAGGAAGGACTGATTAAATGGCATCAGGCGGAAAGCCTAAACTAACAAGCTATACAGGCGCTGTAACTAAGGAAACACAAGCCGAGAAGAAGCAAGCAGAACAACAATTATTTACATATGCAGAATTAAATAGTAAGCCCCCTGCATGGTTAAAAGGGACTGCAAGAGATGAGTGGGAAAGATTAGTACCACTGTTAAAGAAAGATACTCCAATTAGTGAGTTGGATCGTAACACGTTGGTTAGTTACTGCAATACAAGTGCTTTGATTATTGATTGTCAAAAAGAAATTAATAAGCATGGTGCATTTTATGATAAAGGTAAGAAAAGTAGCTACCTTATCACCCAGCAACAGGCGCAACGTGATTTAAAGGCATTCGCAACTAGTTTAGGACTCACGTTAGAAAGTCGTGCAAAACTTGAATATGGCAAGGCTAAGAATACAACTCCAGAGGACTCTTTCAAGGAATTATTGGCATGAGTTATGCAGAACAATATACTGACGCCGTCCTAAACGGTGACATCATAGCTGGTAAGAAGATTATTCAAGCGTGCCAGAGGTTTGAGGACGATCTAAAACGACAGCGTACAAAAGATTTCCCATACTACTTTGATGAAGATATTGAGAAAAAAGTAATTTCATTCGTAGAGTTGCTACCAACTACCGATGGTAAAAAATTGAACCTTGCCATGTTTCAGAAATGGTTATTATCAAATTTATATGCCTGGCGTGAAGTTGACACTGGTAATAAACGTTTTGACCGTGCATTCATATCAATGGCACGTAAGAATAGTAAGACCTATCTAGCTTCTACAATGGGCGTTATCGCCTTGCTGATGGAGAAAGAGCCACAACAAGGTAGACAGATATTATTTACTGCTAATGCCTATAAACAGGCTAGATTGGCTTATGACATGATGGCTAGTGAACTAAGGCAAGTGGTTAAAACATCACCGTATTTACGTAGAAGGTTGTCTATTAATAAGACAAAGATAACTGATGCTGAAAGTAATAGTTTTGCTACTGCTTTATCAAGCGATACCACCACGCTAGACGGTTACGGTGCCACACTTGGGGTTATAGATGAGTTTCATTTATCTAAAAACAGAAAAGTTCTTGAAGCTATTAAAACTGGTATGAATAATCAGCCTAACGCAACACTGGCAGTCATTAGTACGAGTGGCGATGATACCAATTGCCCTATGTATGAAGATTATCAGTTTGTAAGTAAAGTTCTTGAGGGTAAAGAAGTCGCTGACAGATATTTCATAGCAATATGGGAGATTGACCAAGAGGACAAGGAAACGTTACTAGACCACCCAGAAGTATGGATTAAGGCAAACCCTTTGTTTGAAGTTGAAAGTGTTAGAAAGACAATGACAAGTACCATACGTGATGATCTAACATTAGCAATCAAGCAAGAAAATGTTGCAGGTGTGTTAGTGAAAAACTTCAATTGCTGGCAGAATGCTAAGGAAAATCAATTTCTTAATATTGAGGATTGGAACAATACACTGGTAACTAACAAGCCTGATATAAAGGGTAGACCAGTATACATTGGTATTGATTTATCTAAGACAGGTGATTTATCCAGTGTAAGTTGGTTAGTTCCATTACCTGATGGAAAGTTTTACATCGATAGTTTTAGTTTCGTAGCTACTAAAGGTGGACTGGAGCGTAAGGAAAGACGGGACAATATAAGTTACACAAGGTTACAGGATAGAGGAGAGTGTGACATAACCACGTTGGATAGTGGTGTTATTGATTACTCAAAGATTTATGACTTTGTAAATAACTTAATTGATAGTAATGAACTAGATCTACAAGCCATCTGTTATGACCCATGGAACATGAATACGTTACTTACAGATTTTGAGAAGCGATTTTATCCAATGATTGAAGTACGGCAAGGTGCTATCACGTTGTCAGTTCCAATCCGTGAGTTCAGGGAAGCCATTTACAATAGAGAAATTGTTCACAGTGACAATAAACTATTTGAATATGCCGTCAATAATGCAGTTCTAAGGTATGACTCACAGAACAACGTACTACTTGATAAAACAAAGTACGAGACACGTATTGATCCAGTAGCAGCCCTTTTAGATGCCTGGACGGTTGGTAAAGGATATTTCAAAGATGAGGAGGGGAGCAAGGCAGATAATGACTTTTATAAATCAAATGATTTCAGTTTTTAAAAAGTATCTACCCACATCTGTACTAATCATTGGAATGATTTTATTAATAGTTTCACTGTTTTTATTATTCGGGTTCAAATGGGCGTTGTTGTCACTAGCCATATGTGTGATAGCAGTTGCGGTATTACTTAATAAACAAATATAAATTGAAAGGTGGTGAGAATATAGATGTTTTTTAAAGCAGTAAAACCAGACCATAGCAATGCTTTTCTTGATGCTGTGGTTAGTATGCAGACTGATGATTCAAATTTTTACTATGGTGCTAATGCCATTAATAACAGTGATGTGTTTAGTGCCATTAGAATTTTAGCCAGTGATGTGGCAAGTAGTCCTATTCAATTGTTGCGTGGTGAAACACTAGCCAAGCAAGATAAGTATTACAACTTGCTAAACAATAGACCGAACGACTTAATGGACGGCTTTCATTTTAAGTTTGCACTGATGGCAAACCTATTACTTAATGGTAATTCGTATGCTGAAATTGATAACCCTGATGATCCAAAAGAAATTAAGCTTATCAAAAATTCAAGTATGACAGTCAAGCAAGATGATGATACTGGTGCCTTGATGTATGAGATTTCGAACTCAAAAGGCAAGATTCACAGGGTCAATCCCGAACGTATCTTACATTTTAAGTATTTCAGTCAAGATGGTGTAACTGGAGTAAGTCCTTTAATGAGTTTGCGTGATGAGTTAAACCTACAAAAGTATGGTAATAAAATGCTCACTAATTTCTATAGGAGTGGTATTAATTCGAACGGTATTTTGACTGTAAAAAAATCAGACCTTGATGCTGATGCTAAGAATGCCATTAGAGATAAGTTTGAAAAAGTAAACGCAGGATCTAATAACAGTTCTAGGACGATTGTTCTTGATGAGTCAATGGAATACACGCCGTTAGAAGTAAATTCAGACGTGTTGAAATTAGTTAATTCCAATGACTGGAGTAGCAAGCAAATTGCTAAAGTTTTTGGACTTTCTACTTATCAATTAGGAGTAGAAGAAAACCATTCAAGTGTTTCGCAAACTAATTTGAATTACATTAATGGAACTTTGAACCACTACTTTAATGTGTTTACAGCAGAACTTAATTTTAAGATTTTAAGCAGTGCTGACAAGCAAAGTTTCAGGTTCAGTACTGATAGATTGTTCAGTGTTGATCCCGAAACGACCGCAGAGAACGCAATAAAAGAGGTTCAAGGTGGAATTTTAACCATTAATGAGGCTAGGAAAAAAATGAATTTACCATCAGTAAGTGGTGGTGATGATTTACTAGTAAGTTTGAATTACGTTCACTTGAATAACATGGACAATTACCAAAATAGTAAAGGAGAAAATTCAGTAGATGAACAATGATGAAAAAGAAAAACGCTTGAATACAGATGCTAACTTATCCGCTCAACCTACCAAAGAAGATGGACAAGATAACACTGACTCAAACGCTCAAAATGATGATAACACACAAGACGGCAAGTCACTATCTGGCTATGCAATCGTATTCGGTAAGCCAAGTAAGGACTTGGGAGGTTTCACAGAGGTTATAAATAAAGGCGCACTTGATGGCGTGGACTTGTCAGATGTATACATGGTTAATAATCACGACTTGTCACAAGTTTTGGCAAGTACAAAGGCTGGTACATTGAAACTTAATGTAGACGATAAAGGTTTGCATTTTGATGCCAAGTTACCAAAGACAACGACCGCTGATGATACGTATGAAAATGTAAAAGATGGCAATATCTCAAGCATGAGTTTCAGTTTTGCCGTTGCTAAAGATGGAGATGTATTTACTAAAGGAGATGATGGCAAGGTTGTTAGAACAATCAAACAAGTTAAGTCACTCTTTGATGTAAGTGTTGTCGCAATTCCAGCATATGATGATGCAAACGTACAAGTAGATAAACGATCATACGAAGATTTTATTAAGAACACCAAAGATTTTATTAAACCAACTCAAAAGGAAGTTAAGAAAGATATGACAGAAAAAACAATTTTAGATGGAACTAAGACAGAAGCAAGAAACTTTGAAAATTATATTCGTTCAGAAGGTGAACAACGTGATGGACTTACAACTGATTCTGCTAAGGTAGTTGTACCTAGTGAAGTTATTGGAGATATGTTTGATCTAAAACAAAGCAAGTATAATCTGGCTCAATATGCCACAACTAAGAAAGTTGGTGCATCATCTGGTACTTATCCAGTAGCAACAAATCAAACGGGTACATTGGCAACTAAGGAAGAACTTGCTGAAATTGCAGATGTTGATGCTGAAATGTTTAAGGGCGTTGATTATAAGGTTGTCACACGTGCTGGTAAAATTTACCTATCCCAAGAAATTATTGATGATGCAGAAGTTAACATTGTTTCAGAAGTGAAAGCTCAATTACAAAGATTGCTAGATAATACAGACAACTCACATATTGTAGATTTATTGAAGACTTTTACTAAGGTCTCAGCAACTAGCATAGACGATCTAAAGACTGTTTATAATGTTGATCTAGACCCAGCACTTAATAAGAGTGTCATCACTAATCAATCAGGTTTTAACTGGCTTGATACCTTGAAGGATGCAGAAGGACGTTACTTATTACAACTAAGTATTACAGAAGAGAGTGGTAAACAATTATTTGGTGCTGATGTAATTGTTATCAGTGACAAGTTACTACCAAGTCCAAAGACTGGTGTATTACCAATGATTATGGGTGATATTTCTCAATCCGTCTTTGTAGCCCGTAAGAGTCAAGTACAAGTACAATGGAGCCAATTTGATAGTTACTCACAAGGTTTAGCAGTAGTTGTAAGAAATGACTACGAAAAAATTGATGAAGATTCAGCAAGATATATTGAAGTAACACCTGCAACCGCTGAAAAGGCAGCCTAGTATTTTTAGAAGGGTATTGGTAAATTGCCGATGCTCTTTTTATTTTTACAGCGGAAAACTCCGCTCTATTATATTTTGGATACCCCTATACTAATTTAAACAATGAAAGGAATTTATAAATGGTAACTTTACAAGATATAAAAAATAGCTTGCGTATCACACACGAGCTAGACGACACACTTTTACAAAATTACATAGACACTGCACAAGATTACATTGTGAGTGCCGTGGATAACAACGTTTCAATTGAGGATTTTAATAAATATAAACAGTTTGATTTTGCCATTAGCTTATTGGCTCAATACTGGTATAACACGAGAAATACTGATGTTGATAAACAAGTTCCAGTAGAAGTAACAGCAATGATACAACAACTAAGAGGGCGATTAAATGAAACAACTGGTGAGTAACCCTAGTGAACTTACAGAAGTCATAGACGTTTACAGTGAAAAGCCATATCAGAATGAAGATGGAGTAATGATTCCTGGTGAAAGAAAACTATTTACAACCTGGAGTAAGGTACTCACAGACTTGCTGAAAGATTATAAGACGGAAGCAGGTACATTAATGAGTGGTAAGACTTCCTTTGTTATCCGTCACGATCAGCCACAAGAGTTAGATACATCTATGGTTATTCATTGGAAAGGTAACAAGTATAGTATCAATAATATTTTGAAAGATAATAGCTATAAACAGTATGATACCGTGGTTTGTACGAAGAAATAGTGTTATAATATACTTATGATAGATATAAGAAATATCTATCAAATAAAATATGCAGGAATGCAGAAATTATTAATGAATGCTTTCATCTAAAATCAGTATTTCTTCTTATCTTAATATTTAGCTTTCTAGTCTGGTAGAGATGCCAGGCTTTTCTTGTGCATAAAAAAAAGAACACCGATCTATAATCGATGTCCAAGTGCCGTGCCAGCTTAAATGTATTTTTTTCGTGACTCACGGTGACTCAACTTTTTTGTAAACTCGTGATAATCAATGATAAAACTAAAATCAGGAATGCTGATTTATCAATAGTTTTAGTAACCTGTGATACCTATTGAGAACCTATAAAGCGAACTACGAGGAAGATACCCTCAATGGTCAAAATGCCTTAATAGCAATAGGTACAAGGGCTACAGCCTGTTAAA